GGGAGTAATTGGTATGGCAGGTTTAGATAGGCCACTGACAACATTTTGGGAACAAACACCCTTTAGTTGGGCAGTGGATTATTTTATACCTGTCGGCGACTATCTCAAAACGGTTCAACATTATCGTGATCCGAATTGGGTGTGTCGAGATCCTAGTTGGTCAATTAAGTCCTACTATGATTTCCAATTACTTACAAGCAATCATGCTGGACCCCCGCAAAGCTGCGGGAAGTTCCAGCTGAAAGCTTATCGTCGTCGGGTTGGCCTTCCTGAGTGGGAATTCTATCAGAAAACCCCAAGTCTAAAACAATGGAGTCTTCTAGCAGCTGTTGCCATTCAGGAGGACTAACCATCCCTGGGTGTCAGCATTACACGAGCATTGCTCGTAGCAAGGATAGAGATGGCTACTTCATCGGAAATCAGTCTGATCCACCAATCGGCGGATTCAGTGGTCAAGTCGTTCGTTCGCAATCGCCTGATGGATCAACAGTCCTTTTACACGGACATGTCGATCATCGGCTCGCCCACCATCCAGTCCAACACGCTCGCGTTGCGGGCTTCGTCCAAGGGTCCGGTGACTTCACCGTCTACCCAGAAGAATGCCTACAACATGAACCGGTCGATCTCGATCATGGGCGCTGACGGGAAGGTTTACACTGCCAGTGTCAACCTCACCGTCGCCTTTCCCGGCGGCAACGTTATTTCGTCTGCCGCTCTGGAGTCGATGGTTGAGGATATCGTTATCCTCGCTGTCAACTTCAATGGTGCGAACAGCCCGAGTTCTGGCATGGTGGCGGAGGGATATGACATCTCCCCGTTCATCAACCAGGTTCGGATTCTCGGGGTATAACCCCTAAGGAGACTTGTCGATGAGTAACCAGCAAAGGCGGAGATCTCCCGACTTAACTGTCGGTGATCGGAAGAGCCGCTTCTCAATCGAGACCTTGCTTAGTCTACTCTTGAGTGACTTAAGTACCTCCGGTGGTCTTCCTCTGACGACCAACGACGTCGCTACTATGCGTCGTCGCATTGCATCGGAGGGACCCCAGTTCGCTTATCAGACTCTTGCATCTCTGCAAGGCTGTCTGTTTGACGTACTGGAGTACGGGACGCTCCCAGCTCAGACAGGATTTTCCTGTCTCCCGGAATCCAAGATTCCCAAGTTTCTTGGGAACGCTTGGAAGCGTCTCGTGGATTCCGAAGGTCGGCGTCTACCTGCTATTGAGAATGACCCGCTGGCTGTTCAAGCCATACAGGGAATTCTCCAGGTAGCGGCGAGCTTTTCGAAGTACAGTGATTCGGCCCCTTGGGACAGAATCCCTGAATACTGTCGAGAGTTCGTTGCCGTCGATCAGGCGTTAAGTGATATCCAATTCCCTAGGCACCTAATCAGTGCTGCGGCGAACGTTATCACCCAGGTGTTTGACAGGTTTGACCTATCAGACATCGAACCCCGCCATGGTCCTGGCGCCGTGGCGTCCGGTGAACGGGACGAGCAGAAGTGGGTATTCAAGCGAATAATCCAAACTGCTCAACCGCTCTACCCCTTCAACAAATATTTTGTTGGGGGAACGAGATGGATGGACGAATTCTCCATTATGGACACGTTTGGCCGCATCACGGAAGTTCCTTCCGGCGTGGCCAAGCTTATCTTCGTGGAGAAGACTTCGTCGTCGTTGCGCACCATCAGCATGGAACCCCTTGAGCTGCAATATCTGCAGCAAGGGATCATGTCTAAAATGGTTGCGCATTTGCAGAAACACCCCTTAACGCGGGGTCACGTCAATTTTGACGATCAGACTATCAATGGAAACCTTGCCCTAGTGAATTCGTTCACTCAGGTCATGGGTACCATGGATCTGTCTGCTGCAAGCGACCGGCTGTCGCTGGATCTCGTTAAGGCATTGTTCGCCAATGTTGACGACAACGTCTTACGTTATCTGGTCGGCACGCGTTCCACCCATACCAAACTCCCTGATGGGACTTTGGTGGAACTCAGAAAGTTCGCCCCAATGGGGTCAGCTGTCTGTTTTCCAACGCAGAGTATTGTATTCTTTGCGTTATGCGTTGCGGCCATTTCGATGGCCCGCAATGTCTCGGTGTACGACGCCGCTCAAGTCGTGTATGTCTATGGAGACGATAGTATCGTTAACTCTTCAGACATGCACTCCGTTGCGGTTGCTCTTGAAAGCGTTGGCTTAAAAGTCAACTACACTAAGAGCTTCCACAGGGGTTTCTTTCGTGAGAGCTGTGGTATGTTTGCTTTTGCCGGCAAAGATATCACTCCGATCCGATTTAGGAAATCCTTCCCGCGGACAAGAGGAGATGGACGGACTATAGCCTCGTGGCTCTCCTATTCGCACGATTGCGACAGGAGGGGCTATAGGTTGACGGCGGAATATATCTACACTTGCATCGAAGACTTAATCGGGAAACTCCCGTACGGTCTAGATGGATGTGGGTACTTCTGCCGTCGGGCGGCTGATGAGTACGAGCTTGCGGTAGGGTTATCAACCTGGCCGCATTATCGTTACAACACCAGCCTCTGGCGTTTTGAGATAAAGGTTCTTGTGCTGCATACTCCTTTCCGAGATGCGGACTTTAAGACCCCGTTTCAACGTCTCACTCGAGACTTGCTAACGGACTTCTCAGAATCCGACCCGTCCAAAATGCCGGTAGGCCGATCCGGCAAGCCAAAATCGGCCTGGCGTCCTATCGTATAGATAGGATGAAAGGGGA